CTCCGCGCCAGACATCTTCTCGAACTCGCCGGCGCTCTTGCCGATCAGGTTCGCGTACATCTTCATCTCCGGAGAACCAGAGGAGATGGACTTGGAGATGTCGCTGGCAACCTTGTTGAAGACCGTGGCCACCTGGGTGCCATCAGCACCAGCCTTGGTGAAGGCGGCAGCGAACCCGGCCACCTCCTCGGTCTTCATCCCGATCGAGCGACCGATCGGAGCCAGCTGGGAGGTGAAGTCGACCAGGCCCTGGGCCGAGGTGTTGGTCTGGGCAGCCAGATAGGTGAACTGGTCGGCGTACTTGCGGGTGTTCTGGGCGTTGACCGGGGTGCCCATCACCTTCTGCAGGTTGGTCAGCGAGGAGGCCAGTCCTGTGCTGCTCTCCCCGGTGGCCTTGGACATGTCCACGAACACGTTGGACAGGTCCTTGAGCCCGCGCGACTGCCGGACGTTGGTCACCTTGGTCAGGGTCTCGACCAGCTTCGCGGCCTCGCCGGTGGTGGTGCCGTACTCGGTACGCAGTCCCTTCACCGCGTCCTTGTAGTCGCTCATCGCCGTCTTCTGCTGAGCCTGGGTGCGGGTCAGCACCGCAGACTGGGAGGCCAGCCGGCTCATCTGCTTCTCGTAGCTGGCCCAGGCTGCGGTAGCCGCGCCGATCAGAGTCACGTCAGCCGCGGTGATCCCCAGCCCCAGCTTGCCGGCACGGCGGGTCAGGTTGCCCATCTTCGTGCCCAGGGAGTCCAGCGAGGTCCCCAGCGCGTTGGTCGACTGGGTGGACTGCTGCATCGCCTGGTCGTAACCAGAGTTGTCCGCAGTCAGGACGACGTTGGCCTCTACCGGCTGACTGGTCACATGCGTGGTCCTAATCCATCTTCAGCCTGGCATGCTTCCGAGCCTTCAGTGCCATCTGGGCTGTGAGCTGCGGGGTTGTTGGGACTAGTTTGACATTGGTGCCCGGAAGTGACGAGCTCTGCGTGTCCGAGAAGATCGCCTTCTGGTAGCAGCCCTGGCAGAACTCGTCGACCGCGGTGAACGCGAACCGGTTCTCCTCCCACTCCCAGGAGGCAGTTCCGCACATGGTGCACCGGGAGCCGGCCTCCAGCAGGTAGGCAACGGTCTTGGCCCGATCCTCGGGATCCCACTTGAGGAACTTGCTGTGCGGGATGCCATGCTCGGCGCAGTAGGACATCTCGAGGAAGAAGTTGTGGTCCTTCCTCAGTCGGTTTCGATGAAAGGGACATCCAGCCCCCTGTTGTTCAGCTCGACAGCGTTGCGGAACAGCACCATCACGTCACCGCGGGACCATTCCTCGGACTCCCAGATCTTCTTCGCCTCGGCCGGGGTGATCTCCGGTTCCACCGCACAGGCCGCGATCAGCGCCGGCGCGAAGGTGTCCATGTTGAAGGAGGCACCCTCAGCCCGCTGGTCCGCCTTGGGCGGGTGCTTGGCCACCAGGTCGTCGTAGGCGCGCATCCCGATCGCCTGGTACTTCAGGGTCACCTCGTTGGACCCGCCGTTGCCATCTGAGAGGTAGAGGGAGAACTCGGTGGTGTTGCGGGGCTTGTTGACCAGCTGGTCGAGAGTGGCGCGCTTCGACGCCTCAGACTGCTTCTGTCGAGCCTCAGCATTCTTTGCGGCAGTGCTGTTCGGCATCGGTCACTTCCTGATCCGGGGGATGTAGTCGATCAGATGTTATCCCCCGGACTAGGTTCAGGCTGCGACTACAGCATCCTCGGCGGGTTCCACGTTCACCGAGCAGGATGCGGTGAAGGTGAGCACCGTGTTCGAGCTCATGTTCGCCATCGTCCGGGAGGTGATCATCACCGTCCAGACCTCGAGGTCGTCGCCGGCGATCGGCAGGTTCGCTGCGCCAGTGCCACCGAAGCGTGCGATGAAGAAGGTGCCTCGAGTACCGCGTGGAAGCGTCTCCCAGGCCAGGTCATCCTCGTCGTCGCGGTAGAAGTCCGCGTCGAACGTGGCAGCCGAGGTACCAGCGGTGCTGGTCTCGAACAGCGAGTCGAAGGACGGGGTGGGCACCGTGTTGCCGCGCGCCGAGGCGTTCAGCGAGATGCAGTACCCGGTCAGGTCTACTGCAGCAGCTACCTGAGCAGCGGTGGGCGCAGCGATGTCTGCGATCGCAGCAGTGCTGAACCCGATCCAGGTGTTCTCGTTCGGGATGATCCTGGCCATGGGTCAGCCTTCCTTGGTCGTCTCGGCCTGTGTCTCCAGCGGACGCTCGGTGACCCTGGCCTCTTCTTCACTACTTCCATCATCTGCGCGCGTCCAGCCATTGCGCTCCCACGCGCGAAGCGACGACTCCAGGCAGTAGCCCTCCTGGTCGCCCTTGGTGATCTTGATCTGCTGCTGTCGTGGCATCTCAGCTTCCCTTCGTGACCCAGACCTCGAACGAGTCTGCTTGTGTGAAGTAGTCCGGATAGGCCGATCCGATCCGGCTGGTGTTCCCGATCCCGATGCAGGTGACCTTCTGGATCCGCCACTTGCCGGTCGGAGTGTCCACTGACTCCCGGGAGATGTTGGTCAGGTTCAACCGCATCCGGTCCGCCAGTGCCTCGGTCTGCTTCCTGCTCACCCCGGCATAGACGATCGTGTAGTTCAGACGCCACTGGCTCTGAGAGTCACCGATCGATCCAGGAGGGGTCTGTAGAGATGCCACACCAGGGGTCAGGGAGAGCCACGGGGTGAACGTGGTCCCAGGGTCGTTCGGCTCACCCTGCCACCCGTAGGGGACGACCGGGGAAGCGTTGTCCCCCACCGGGAACCCCTCGGTATCCAACTCGGCCAGCAGCCGGTTGGAGATGGGTCCACGTGAGATCGAACTAGGCATTGTCGGTGATCACCTTGACGTTGGCTTCTGCAGCCATCGTCCCAAGGGAGTCCACCCATGCATCGAACGCCGGCCGCACGTAGGGCTGAGCCTTGGTGCCCGGGTGGTTCACCTTGGTCGCGAACACCCGCTTGCCGTTGACCACGAAGGAGAGCACCTTCTTGGTCTTCGGCCTGATCACATGGGGCCCGGTGCCGAACTCCACGTACCCGCCGTAGGGTGCCTGCCGCTCGTCCGGGCCGATGATCACCCGGCTCGACTCCACCTTCACCCCCAGCGAGGTGCGCAGGTTCCCGGTCTTCACCGGCACCTTGGCCTCCATCTCGGCCAGGATCTGGTTCGCGCTCTGGATCAGTACCTGCTGGGTGGTGACCCCGGACTCCTTGGAGGCGCGGTTCAGCGCCTCGGTCAACCGAGTGATGTCAGCTGAGGCGACACCGGTCATGGCAGTACCCGCTTCTTACGTCGGTTTATGTTCGCTGATGCCTCCGTCATCGCCCGCGATCCCTCACGCAAGCGCTTCGCCTGCTTCATGTTCGATTGCTTGATTGTCTTGTGAAGCGCCTTCTCGTGCGGATACAAGGGGCGAGCCGCCTTCTGCTCTCTGTGCTGCGCGATGTTGCGCCCGATCTCCTTCCCTCGCAGGCCAGACTGCCAGCGCCACTTCGCGTAGTTCCCCTGCACCTTGTCGGGCATGGTCTTCGCATAGTCGGGGATGCCCTTGCTCTCCAGCCTTCGGTACACCCCGGTCAGCCGGTCAACGCCTCTGCTGAACGCCTTGGAGACCTCCCCGTGGTCCACCCCGAACGCACTGATCATCTACATCAGCCCCGTGACCTCGAAGCGTCGGGTGGCCCGCAGTTCGCCGGCCTTGGCCACGGTCTGGATCTCGTACCTCTTGCCCACCATCTGTGGGTCCTGGGGCGCGGTCAGGATGGTCACCTCGTCGTAGCGACGGATGATCGCGGTGGTGTCCCAGGGGATCGAGAGGTTGGTGGACATCTGATAGACATCGGTCTCCCCGACCACCACCGAGCTGGAGTTGGCCACCTCCCAGATCCGGCAGATCCCCTCGTAGATCACCTCGGCCAGACCGGCTGGGGTGTATATCAAAGTATCTTCGTCGTAGCCTTCGGGACGGTCGGCTCGAGTGATCCGGCAGGTGTACTCCATCACCTCGGTAGCCCGGGCCCGGACCCACTGCCGAGCCTCAGCGGAGATCGGGCTGGTCACGGCTCGACGATCTTCTCGGAGTCCGGCACGTTGGTCGGGTAGATCGTCTGGTCAGGCGGGTAGACACCGCCGTACT